ACTATAGGTATCGCCGCAGATAAATGAAAGAAAAAAGTAGGTAAAATGAAAAGAAAAAGTATATAAAGTGAAAGAAAAACGTAGGTAAAGTTGACAACTTCCAAAATTTATTGTATAATAAGGTAAGAGATACAATAATGGAAGGAGGTCATATGGGATTAATAAGAAGGTCTAACTCTCGCCAAATTCCGAGCACTATAGATTATACTTCTCACTTACTTTATAATGATTTGATTTATGGTTATTTACAGTCTATTTCTCTTCCCGGATTAAGTGGTTCTAGGTATGTTCTAGCAAAAGATGCGACTAGAGCACAGCTTAGTAGAACTTTAGGTCTTTCTCCTCCTACTATTAGAAAGTATTTTGAAGGTATGCAAGAGTTATTGCTTATAGGTCCTAAAGAACATAGTAGATACGAATTAACTTTTATTGGTAATGACTATGCTTATTTAGTTCCTTTAGATGTATTAGAAGCTATTATTAAGAAGCGACAGGCTAGAGTTTTAAGTATCTATATATGGTGTTTAGAAATGGCTTTTCATAATCCTATAATCACCTATAGTCTGACCTCCTTTAAGAATGTAGTAGGATTGTCTCCAGACACGTCTGATAATGGTCATATTATAAAGGAGGCTTTAGATATTCTACAAGATTTAAATTTGATTAAACATTATTCTACTACAGTTATGGACAATGGAGTATTTAAGTCGAAGAAAGTTATTACTAATGTTACTAATATATTGGAGGAGAAATGAGCACTATAGCAGAATATATTGCGGCAAGTAATGGAGGTACATCCTGGCCCTGGAGACTTAGAGCCTTTTGCTATGGCCTATAAGAAGTTTGCGCGGATGCATCAGAAAGAGCTAAAAACCTTAGAAAAAGATAAAAGAAAAAGTATGTAAAATGAAAGAAAAAAGTATGTATTTTGGAAACTTTATCAGAACTGAGAAAAAACCCAAGAGCTTTATAATAGTACGATATTAAACTACATTTGCAAAACTCGCCACTTCGTGGCTCGTTTATCATGTAGTTTAATATCTTAGCGATACTTCTTCCCTTTAGAGCGCATGGAAACTAAGATGAAGTTGACAAACTAAATAAAATATGATATAATATAAGAGTGAGAAAATAATTTGTGGAACTTTAACCGCAATTAGTATAGTCTTTTTACTCTTGTAATAGTTCATAGTTCGCCTTATAGGCTTATTATTCCTATTACCGATTATAGAAAGGAAGAGAATGAAAGTAAAGTATTTGGTAGAAGTAGAGCTAGATAATGCTGGGAATGACCATCCTGACATATTTGAGAAAAGAGTAGAAGATATGAAGAAAACTTTCGCGCAGAGAGCTTATATACTCTTGCGGCTATATCCTCTTGTAAAGGATGTGAAGATAAGTGAAGTATAAATATATGATGGTTGTTATGATGGATTCGCCCTATGGGTTGGCTACTCAATGTGCGCCTGAAGATAGCCTAGAGTCTCTTGCATGTGCACTTGAGTTAGATAGGGTGGAGTTTGTTGATATGATTGAGGTAGCTCCAGTGCCTTATACTCTTTATCTGCGGGAGATATTGGATAGATTGAGCTATGGAGATGGATAGTTTTTTACTGGGTGTTTATGGTCTTATAGGAGCGGGTACACTTGCTCTTGTAGTCTTGTTTATATATGATGATAGGGACTGGTAAATATGGGTGCAGTAGGAGAGATAGTCATAGTTACTCTTGTTTTTGGACTTATAGTATGGTTGCTTGAGAATCCTTGAGAATCCTTGAGAATCCTTGAGGCGTGGAGGACTAGTCTCTGTGACTTTTATACTTTACAATTTATCCGTCACCGTATTAGTAATAGAAAATAAAACAACCCTTGGCCTTATATAGGTCAGGGGTTAGTTGCGTTGATCTTATATACTCTTGCGAACTGTCAAATTATGGGAATTCTCAGAAAAAATTTTTTTGGAGTAGTTTGAAAGATAAAACTTGACAACACGTAAAAAATATGGTATAATCGCAGCTAGCCCGTAGGCTTCGAAAACCTACGGGCTAAGATGAGGCTGGACATACTATTATACTCGTCTGCACCTCTATCTTATTTCACTGTTGAAGTGAGTACCTGCGGCGGATAAGTGTTAGCCGCATCCTCTCCTAGTTATTCCCTGTTACCCCACATAAGGGGTATTCCCTCCTCACTTCACTCAAGGCTGTCGGGAGATTCACCCGCATTTAACGCAGACAGACCGTCGCGCACCAAGTTTTGTAACTGTCGCCACCCCTCAGTTACCACCGCTCTCCAGATTCTGCGGCCCCAAATACATCAAGCCACCTTTATCTCCGATAATCTAATCCCTTGTACCTCGGGACTATAGGAGAGGGGTCTGATGGTAAACTAATCTCTACCTTCGTGTATCGAAGCGTCGCTCCACTTGGGGACAAACTCTACATAGATATTCTCTATGTAGCATCGCATTCCATCGTACCAGACTTCTCCATAGTTGTCTGCGGCGGCCAAGAGCATATCTCGCGCACTATTTGCGGCTTCACGATTGGTAAAGCAGGCAAGGGGAGTTTCCGCATGGTCCGCATCTACTAGGATATACATTAATCTGTCCCTCCACTTGCGCTGAAGTCGAAACTCCAACCTGCTCTTGTAGTGTTGTCCCGCAACCCCAACTCAACCATTGGAATCAGGTCTCGCGGGTCAAGGCCATCATCGCTAATCATTGCCAACTGCTCGTCGCTTATAACGCAGATTGAGCAACCATCAATCATCGTCCAAGTCTCACCATCTGCTAGAACTACAATAGTGTGCATTTTCTTCTCCTGTTTCCGCAATGTGCACTCGCGTATATTGTCGCCGCTCGCCTGATTGTTGCGATTAAAACAACTGGCTAAGCGTTTGTTCCCTGCAAGTTGCTGATGAAGGCACTTAAGCTTCTTTCCATCAGTTCAAGTTGCGGGCAGGGACAGCCGTTCTACCAATACGGTAACAATATACGCGGGTGAACATCATTTTCATTTTTTCTTATGTATCCATTATAACACAAAAAAACTTTTCTGTCAAGAGAAATCTTTTGAGTTACCTATCGAATCGTAGGACTGGACAGTCCCTACTAAGCTCCGAGCGTATACAAGTCCAGTATGCACTACTCGCGTCTTAGCTTCGATAGGTAGCTCAAAAGATTTCTCTTGATAGTGTTTGCGGCTGGGTATCTTAACGGCGACCCACTTAGCCTCCCCCTGCCAATGGGAGGCACCGCTCTATATTAAGCTACCTTCTCGGCCTCTTCAGCCATGGCTGCGAGGATTGCGGGCAGGACTTCCACGGGAATAGCGATGTTTTTGCGGAAATCGCCCTTCACGCGGGAAAGGGTAATATGAACCTTACCACCCTTATTCTTCCAAGTGGACACTTCCAGGTGAGCCTCAGCCATTGCCTTGATATCCTCAAGCTTCATTGTCTACCTCTTTCTAGTTATCGTCGAGAACATCTTCGTCTCGAACAAAGACACAACCATCCTCATCGAGCACTGGGTAGGGAAGAATGCCGCGACCATCTACGAAGAAGCCGCCATAGTTGATGCCGACTCCCCAGTCCAACTCCTGGCGGTCAACCACATCTGCGAACGCGTCATTCGCAAGAGTGTGAACCTCACCATCATAGGACATAAATACTTTGAACTGTACCTGCGTGGGCATTCTCATACTACTCTCCCTTCGGTGGACGCTTCTTGGTGAGCGTCACCTCGTACTTGTCATTGCCAAGAGTGAATGTAATCATTCGCTCACCATTGATGATGGTAGTTCCATCAAACGTAGTGTTCAGAACTTCAGCTGCAATCTGCTCAATGTCAGTGTCCATGGACTTGGCGAAGGCAGTTATCAGCGCACGCTTTACGTCGTCAGGCTTACGGACGGGCTTCTTGCGCTCCTTGCGGTCTGCCTGCTCCCTATGAGAGGTGCCGACCAACTTGGCCTTTGCGTTCAGCGCATCCTGGTCAGGGTTCTCCTGGAGTCCCTCATCTGCCAGGAACATATTTATAGCCTCACTCTTGCTGAGCTTCAGTCCACGCATATTCTTCTCGATGAACTCGTCCGGGATAGTGATGGTCTTGCCATTGAGGTCGTAACGCATTTGCAGCCTTTCTGCTTTTCATTTTTTCTTATGTATTCATTATAACACATTTCGAAAAATATGTCAAGAAGAATCTTTTGAGTTAGATAATGGAGGACCGAGTCTTAGAGGCGACTCGTTTTGTATCCATTGGCCTCAATGTGAGGAAGCCCTCCATGATTATCTATGCGGCGAAGCGTGCCTTCTCCTTGCCAGTGGCATCTGTGCGGGTAACGATACCCTCAGCCACGAGCTGACGGAGAAGCTGGCTGGCCTTCTGCACGCTGATGTTCTTGAAGGTAGCCACGTCCGTAGCGGTCATGGCACCAGCGGTGAGCATATCAGCAATCTCAGCCTTGAGAGCCTCGTTGGCAATCTGGTTGGAGGTGGGCTTGCGGGGAGCATTAGCGCGCTTGTCAACAGCAGCAATCTCCTTGTCGATGAACTCCACGAGGGTGGGGCAATCGTTCTCCGAGAGAATCTCACTAATCTCTACGAGCTTGTCACGCTTGGTCATTGTCATCAACCCTTTCTAAGTTGATTGCGGAAGGCGAGGTTTTTCGCTTTCCTTTTCATTTGGTAATACCATTATAACACAAAAAAAAATAAGTGTCAATAAGAATCTTTTTGGCTTGTCTATATAGAGGTCAGGTGTTAGTTGCGGGATTGCATATAGCTAGTTAAAAGACCCAGGAGTCGGGCGCAAAAATGCGTATACTGTAAAATTTTCCCAGATTCGGCGCCTTCTCTGCCGAGAAGGCGCCGACAAATGTCAAGCCTTTTTAGAACAAAAAAAAATACCCCACCTGGTTTCCCAAGTGGGGTATTCTTATGCTGTCTAGCCAGCGTTGCGGAAGGTGATTACCTTTCCGTCCTGGTCACGCTCTACCGTGTCAGCCATCACCATCTGGCGAAGCAGAGCCGTTACCTTCTGAACAGACAGGCCCAGGACACCCGCAATCTCAGTTGCGCGGCGGGGACCACTATCCATCAGTACGCACAGGATATCAGTCTTCACGATATCATTGGCAATCTGTGCCTTGGTGGGGCCAGGCTTGGTATTGGCCTTGTGGTCCAGCAACTCAATCTCGTGGTCGATGAAGGCCACGATATCCTCGTTACCGTCCATACCCACGAGCACCCCACGCATGGTCAGGAACATATCGCGCTTGGTCACCTTACGCATTTTCGCATCAGCCCTTTCTTAGCTTTTTGCTTTTTCGTTATCTCTATTATAACACAAATAAAAAAAAGTGTCAAGAAGAATCTTTTTTTCTAGGAAATCCCTTATAGTGTAAAAGACCCAGGAGTCGGGCGCAAAAATGCGTATAGTGCATTTTGGTCTAGACTTTCGGCGCGTTTTCTACCGAAAACGCGCCGCTAACCCTCTAGTAGAGGGCTAGGGTTTACGTTGTAACCCTCAACGTCAAGTAGAGGGCTGGGATTACTCCCAACCCTCTACCATGAGCCTAACCCTCTAGGCGAGGCTGAAGGTCACCACCTTCTTGTCCTGCGTGCGAACAACCGTACCGTCCATCACCATCTGGCGAAGGATAGCCGCGACCTGCTGGATGCTGGAGCCGGCACCTTCGGCGAGGATAGCCGTTGCGCGCATCGGCTCGTCGGCCTCGATAAGGACGCGCTGGATACTCTGCACGACAACGGCCTTCGCGGCCTCGCGCTTGGAGTTAGCGGCCTTGCGGTCGAGGAGGTCGATTTCGTGCTCCATCGCATCGACGAATGGCTGGACACTCGGGGAGTAAAGAGCCTCAAGGATAGTGACGATGCCGCTAAAGGCCTCGCGCTTGGTCATCTTCTTGGTCATGTTAGACCGCCTTTCTGTCCCCTCGGGGACTTCCTGTTCTGTAAGAACATCATACCACGGGGGTCTGACACGCACAAGAGGTTTCAGAAAGATAAGAAAACTCTAATAATGCGGCAGTTGGTATTGGTTTTGCTTCTGGGATAGCCAAAAAAGTTGGCATGGCGTTTGATTCTGCATAAAAAACTTGGTTTTACCCAGTTTATTGCATATTTCGGCGCGTTTTCTACTGAAAACGCGCCGATTTTCCCTTTGTCAAGGGAAAATCAACACTTTTTTGCGATTTAGTCGCAATTTTCATGCCAACTTTTTTTTAAAAAAAAAATAGCAAAAAGTGTGCCAACCTCTTTTCAGAAGTTGGCACACAATTTGACTTGTGTTACTCGGCCACCTTAAAAGTCGTGACCTTGCCAGTCTGGACACGGTCAACTGCCCCGTCCATAACCATTTGCCGCAGGAGTGCGGTAGTTTTCTGAACAGAGATTCCCATTCCCTCGGCCAGAGCCGTGGCCCTCATAGAAGTGTCATTTGCTTCCAGCAAAGATAGGATGTCGCTCTTAACAGTCTCATTAGCAACCTGGGCCTTCGTGGGGCCAGACTTGGCCGAAGCCTTGCGGGTCAACAGTTCGACTTCGTGGTCGATGAAAGCGACCATTGCTTCCAGTTCGGAGGTATCGTTGCGAACATCGCCCTCATGCTCAATCGTCTCTTCAATAAGAGCGCGAATCTGAGCGAATCGGTCGGACTTGGTGATACGGGGCTGAGTCATTTTGTTCTCCTTGTTTGACTCTTGCTTACTCTTACATCATAGCATAGGGGTCTGACACTTACAAGGGGTATTCGCACTCCTTCAAGATACGGATAGCAGCGGCGCGAGGGGTCAACCCTTCGTCCATGCACTCGGACGGTGAACAATGTCCATCGGCAAAGTTGGGAAGGTCAGAGTAGGAAACCATACTGTCGGTCAGTTCGTCAATCCACAGTTCCACGGCTGCGAGGTAGTTTACAAAGTTCATGCCAAGTTCCTTTCTTTTGGTAATACCATTATCTCATTTTTTTGGGAATCTGTCAAGTAAAGATTTCATAACGCTTTCTCTTGTGAATAAATCTTAACAGGTAAACCTGTTTAAAATTCGGCCCATTTGTGGTACACAAATGGGCCGACAATATGCAAGGTAAAAGTGCATTTTTATTTTGCACTTTTACCTTGCGTTTTTGTCTGACGTTATACCCCCTGGGGAATCTTCCACGTATTATGTCTGATATTTTCGTCCATCTTTTTATGCTGGCGAATCGCGTGAGTAAGAATCTCAGTCTCGATTTCCACATCTGCGAGGCCCGTATGCTGCTCCTCGAATGTTGCATTATTAGTTATGTACGAATAGCAGACCTCTGCGGTGGTGCGAATATTACCAGCCGCACTAACGAATCCGTGAGCCTCGCAAAACTTCCGGTATCCCTTCTGGCGCATTATGGTCGTGCAAGCGGCTGTCCATATGTCGCAGAATATTGTACCCTCGGGGAAGAACTCGGCGCACTCTCCGCGACTAATACCGGCGGTGGTATAGTTCAATGCGTCACGGTCGAACTTCATATTATAAGCAAACACGCGGCGCACGTTATACTCGGCCATGAGGTTATGAACCATAGTACGGATAACATGGAAGGGGTAAACGTCCCACGCGCCCGACTCAATGCCTCGCGCATACTGCGGCAGTTTGTTCGCATAGAAGGCCGAAGCCATCTCGTGCGACTTGCCATAATAAACCTCGGGAACCACAAACGACCGGGCGGCAAGTCTGCGGCCCGTGGTACGTTGCACAATCGCGCACCCGAGGTCATACACCTTCGACGCGCCGAACGGCCCGCAAGTCTCCACGTCCACAATCAGAATGTTCTCACGCATGGGGTTTGTCTTTCTCTCTGTTTCTAATGCACGACCATCATAACACGCGGGGCTGACACGCACAACCCCAAATCCCAAAGATTAGAAAACTCTAATAATGGGCATCTTGGCATGACGTTTGCGCCAAAACTTTCCAGATGAAAAAATGGTATGTTGGCATATTTTTTGTAAAATCGGCGCGATTTCTACTGAAATCGCGCCGGAAAGTCTAACCCTCTTATCGAGGGTTATCCTTCCAATACTGTTCTGCTATTTTATGGATACGCCATGTGTGAGCAAACACAAGGCCGAACAGCCAAAAGACAATGAGGACGAGGAAACCAAGAACACCAATCGCCAGACCGATATACATTTAGCTTACCTTTCTCAGAGCGGCGATTATATCGCCTGTTGCGTCGATTGTGTCTCCCCGCGTCCACGCTGCCCGTACTTCTGCGTTATCGTCTACCAGGATTCCAGCGTTCTTTGCTACGCGATGCTTCGGCGTACCGAACTGCACTATATGTATTTCAGTCGCCATTGGCAGGAACTTCTTTATCCAGTCCCGCTTTATGCGGCGGGTGGCCTTCTTGTACTCATCGGACGCGCCGCCCGCGAGCCAAGATATAACGCCGATAGTGTGACCCTTAGCGATAAGGTCTAGGCAAACCTCATACAACGCTACCGCGTCAACTAGGGTATCCTCGATTGTGTAAATGGTCGGGTCTGCCCATGTGGTGATTCTCGGCAACCATGCGGGCTGCTGATAGAACGGGTAGACCGTGCCGTCCAAGTCGAAGTAAATGGTCGCCATTAGAGGCCGACCGGGGGGACGTAGCCATAAGGCGTGTGCAGCAGGGGCGCGACTGTCTGCGCGAAGGACACGCAGAAGGGGAGGTTGAAGCCGATGGTAAATGCGATTGTGTAGAGCAGGTCAGACATGGGGTTCCTTTCGTTTGTCCGTAGGACAATCATAGCACGTTTCGGGCGATTGTGCGAAACTTTCTTGCTAAGTTTTCTTCACATCAAAAATGTGCTACTTGGCACACGATTTGAATTCCGGCGCGATTTCTACTGAAATCGCGCCGGCCTCGACCTCTACTTGAGGTTGAGGCTCGACGCTTAGGGTTAGACCGTGGCGATAGCCCGCGCTCCTTCAAGTAGTTCATCCATGTCCATTTCCTTTACACTTTCATCTTCGTTGACGATAGCAGCAGCAAGGATAAGTGTTATCCTTCGCAGGGTGTCTATTTCTGTTTCCAGAGTGATTACATACTCCATAGTGTGCGGGTTAGTCATTGTCTTACTCCTCCTCGTAAGCATTGGCAAGAGCGCGAGACAGCAGGTAAGCGGCTTCATAAGGCATGGAGAGTCGGGCGACTTCCTCGCCATTCTCTACCTGAAGGATATCGATGAGGCCGAGGCCGTCACCATCGGGGGCGACCTGAATGTAGTCTTCAGAGTCGTCGTTGTAGATGCGGCGAATGACTTTTGTGGAGTAAGACATTACTTCGCCACCTTGCTGCTCGTGCAGTCGCCATAGACGTGCTGGATAGCGCACTTACCGTTCTGCTTGCAACCCTCGCAGGTGGCCTTCTCGTTCTTCTTCATTGTCTGTCCCTTCATTGGGTCTTTCGATAGACTCATCATAGCACGTTTGGGGATAGCGTGCCGAACTTTCTTGCTAAGTTTTCTTAACACGAAAAATCTGATGTTGGCATAACTTTTGAAATTTCGCCGCGTTTACTACTGTAAACGCGCCTGCAACCCTAACCCTATGGTGTAGAGTAGGGGTTGCGAGTTGGCACGCTATGTGCTATGCACTACACCTCTCTTATGGAGTCTACCCTGCAGTCTACCCACTGCTCTGCGCACCAATGTGTCATATAGTCAAGAGCGTCAGTGATATTCATATCCACTGTCTCTCCAGTGTAGACAAGACCTTCATCTATGTTGGATATGATAGTGTAGAGATACGTGCGATACATGGTATGTACCTTCCTTTACAGCGCAGCAGCGTGGGAGTAAGACGGGCGAACCCTGAACGTCCAGCCGGACGGGCAAGACGCGAACACGTTCTGTCCGAGTGTGTCTGCCAGATTGTGAGCCGCTACCATCATGTCCACGTAGGACGTGTACGTGTGGACATTGCTCATCATGTTGTGTGTGTAAGAGATAGTGTACATGGTTGGCCTTTCGTTGCCCTTGTCTGTAAGACAAGGATACCATAGGGGTGTGACACAAACAACCCCAAATGGACGATGTAATGAAATCTTAACATAAAGATTTCTTCACACCTGAAAGTGAAAGTTGGCACGTCTTTTGTGTTATGAAATCTTAACATCAGAATCGGGATAGTTGGCACGCATCTTGTGTTAAGTTTTCTTCACAACAAAAATGTATGTGTTAAGATTACTTAACAATTAAGGCGCGTTAACTACTGTTAACGTGCCTACGTTAACGTATCTTAACTGTTAAGATTACTCTATGTGTTAACATATCTTAACTGTTAAGATTTCTCTATGTGTTAAGTAATCTTATCTGTTAAGATTACATAACACAACACTAATCCTCTCCTTTAGAGTCAGGGTTATGCTACTTGGCACGCTACTTGTAGAGGTCGTGCACTTCCTGCTCGGGTATCTCCACGATACCCGTTACCTGCATGTCCAGCCAGTCGGTGCGGCACTCCTTCTTCGCGAAGGACAGTGCCTCCTCTATGCCACGGTAGGACGTGACGATTGTAGTCTGGGTTCTACTATGCTTGTGAACGTTGCCTTGTACCACATGATAGGTATCCTTTCTATCTAGTCGGTATGGACTAAGCGGCCAAGATGTACTTGGCCGTTGCGCTGTATCCCATGAGCATGAGCAGACCAGCGGCCGCATCTTCGGCGCGGACACCGCGACCGTAGGCAACACGCAGGATAGCAGTCTCTGCATCTGTGAAGTAACCCTTAGGGTGATTGAAGATGATGATGCTGACGGCTTCGGTGAAAGTAACGAGTGTCATGGTGGTGACTCCTTCTTGGTTGAACCTCTACTTAGATTATCCCATAGAACGACCCTCCATAACCAAACCCGTGGGGCCAATCGGTGAACGGTAGGGGTGTCGGTGAACGGCGGGCAAGTCTCGTGCCAAGTGTGCATACCCCGGGGGGGGTATTCGGGAGTTTGTTAAGTTTTCTTAACGAATGACGTCCCCTCACCACAACACCGCCCAAAACCTCATCTCCCTTTTCGATTACGATTACAAAAATTTCCAATTCCTCCTTGACCTCTCGAAAATTTTGTGCTATACTTAGAGAGTAAGGAAACAAGAAAGGAGAGTTATATGTCGATCAAACTTGACTACACGCTGGATAGCCCAGCAGATAGAGTTATCCTTGTGAATCAAATCGTAGAAACAACTCCTCCTATTCAGTTAACCCCACGGTACAAAGAGATACTAGCAAACTATATTATATTTGCAACAACAAAAGAAGAGCGTAAAGAGCGCAAAATTTTAACCGAAGGCCGCATGGTAACTGTTAATAAGAGAGAAACGTCATTTGAGGCATTGGTAGATAAATTAGAGAATGGGGAAGATGGTATTTATAATATGATGCGGGAGGATAAGAACACACTTCTCAGTCCAAAAGATGCTATCACGGCCGCAGATATAGCAGATATACCATATCTTAAGTCTCTTGTAGAGCAAATTGCAATCATTGAGCCAATGGCCAAAGCCGCAATAGGAACTGGCAAGCGCGCTTTCTTATTAAAAAAGCAGGTTATTCAAATGCGGCAGGACCAGTACGTTATCCGCAATGGTTTTCGCCAACCATCAGTAGCTACATCTCTTGTAAAGAGCTTGGTCAGAACTGATATACCAGAAGATGTGTTTCTTGATGAACACCAGAACGTAAAAAGCACAGGGTATGTAAATGTATTCGATCAGAACCATGTGGAAGCTCTCTTGGTTCACTATTCTATTTTAAAGCAAGAGTCTTGGGACGATATGTCATCTGACATGCACTTCCTTTTAATGGACTTAGATACAATTATAGATTCGGCTCTGACAGTAAAACATCCCATGCTGCGCGACCTTCTTATCGATAAGATAGATGGTCGGACAAATCTCGAGATCCAGGATCACTTAGAGAGTGATTATGGAATACGTCACTCTCTTGAATATATAAGTTCTCTTTGGAGAAATAAGATACCTAAGTTAATAGCTGAGCGAGCACAGATGGAATGGCTAGTCCATACCGCGCCTATCCCGCAAAAACATAAATGGAAGAGATGTAGTAGGTGCGGCAAAGTAAAGGTAGCTCATAATAAATTCTTTTCTAAGAATAAAACTTCTAAAGATGGATATTATAGTGTATGTAAGGAATGTCGCAATCAAAAAAACAAAAAGTAGGTGAATTATATGCCAGAATCAGAGGACCGCGCTAATTATGCGTTTTTAGTTCAAGTATCTTCTACTGATTATAATTTACTCAATAGCTTTGGATACAAAACAGAGGGTAAATTTCAAGATAAGATTACTCGTCGGATAATGACTGCGCTGGCAGATTATCCGCACATAGTTGCGATAAATATTGTACCAGTTGAGAATCTTATTAATTCTTTTGGTGCGGTAGAAAAGGAAGAAGAAGAGGAAGAGGCAGGTGATGAGTAATGGCAGTGATAGGACCAATCTTTTGCCCCAAGTGTAAAAAGACTTTAGACCCAGTTAACTTCTATACTCATAAAGATGGAAGTAAGTGCGACCAGTGTAAGAAATGTCAGACAATGCATATTGACAACCAGAATCCAGATACATTCCTATGGCTCTTGCAAGATATGGATGTTCCATATATTAAAGAAGAGTGGGATAGTCTATTTGCGAAAGCAATGGCTAAAGATCCTTATAAGATTACTGGTATGTCAGTTTATGGAAAATATCTTTCTAAGATGAAGTTGAAGCAATGGCAGGGTTATACCTATGCGGATTCAGAAAAACTGCGGAAAGAAAAAGATGAAAAATTAGAGTTATCTAGAAGCGAAGGTCACGTCCAGGATGAGGATGAACTTAAGAAGATGTTAGATGCGGGAGACATTTCTCAAGCTGCGTATGATACTCTCTCTCTTGAGATTGCGCCGACTGGTCCTCCTCCGGATCAGTATTATCCTTTAAATAACCCTGGGTATGAGATGGTAGAGATTGATTTAGGTAAAGATTTGACTGAGGAAGATAAATTATATCTAGCTATGAAGTGGGGACGTCTATGGACGCCTACTCAATGGGTTATGTTGGAGAAGATGTATAGTGATATGATGGATTCTTTTGATATCCAGGGTGCGGCCAGGGAGGATACTTTAAAAAAGATATGTAAAACCTCTCTAAAAATGGATGAAGCAATTGAACAGGGCGATGTAGACACTTTTCAAAAGTTAAATCGAGTCTATGACCCATTAATGAAATCTGGTAAGTTCACAGAGGCACAGAATAAGGAAGATGGTAAAGGTTTTGTCAATTCTGTGGGCGAATTAGTCGCTATTTGCGAGAGGGAGAAGGGTTTTATCCCCAGGTATGCGGTTGAGGCCCCTCAAGATATCGTGGACAAGACTATTATGGATATGAACAAGTACACGTACAACTTAGTGACTAAGGATATGGGGCTTGGACAGCAGATTGAAGATTCTCTTAAGAAGATTCAACAACAAAAAGATGCGGATGATGAAGAAGATGAATTAAATACAATAGAAGATATTGAAGCTGCTGTTTTAGAGGATATTGATATCCAAGAGTTCTATGAGGAAATAGAAGAGCAAAAGGAGATAGATGCGGGTGAGGTAGATGTCACTTAAAGATCTTCTTGATTTAAACGCGAAAATAAGTCTAGAGAAAAAAGGTTTATCTGAGGAAAGAGTCTTAGAACAACTAGATAATGTGCGGGATACTGTCTCTTATTGGCGCGAGTATCCTGATATGTTCGTAGATTTTATGAAGGGGCCAGATAGTACCTTCAATTTGTTCTTTTATCAGAGGATTTTCTTGCGGATAATAATGCGGGTTAGATATGTGTATGCGACTTTCCCTCGTGCTTATTCTAAATCATTTTTATCTATCATGGCTTTAATGATTAGGTGTAGTTTATTCCCTGGTGCGCAACTGTTCATCTCTACTGGAGGTAAAGAACAGTCTGCGGCAATCATGCGGGCGAAGGTAGAAGAAATCTGCCGACTCATTCCCGCATTTCATACAGAAATAGACTGGGGACCAGGTAAAAGTACTCAGTCAAAAGATTTAGTTCGATATACCTTTAAGAATGGTTCAGTTTTGCAGAATGTTGCAGCAAATGAACGATCAAGAGGGTTGCGTTTCCATGCGGGACTGCTTGAAGAGTGTGTTACTATTGACCAGGATATTCTTAATGAGATTCTAATCCCATTAATGAACGTTTCTAGAAGTGTTAATGGTCAATTCAAACCAGAAGAGGTTCTAAACAAGAGCCAAATCTTTATTACTACTGCAGGTTATAAAAATACCTTTAGTTATGAGAAGTTAATTCAATTCTTAGTTAATCAAATCATTAATCCTAAAGAGGCTTTCATTCTTGGAGGTTCATGGAGAGTTCCAGTTCTTGAGAAGCTACTTGATAGGAACTTTGTTCGGGACCTGAAGCTAGATGGAACTTTTAACGAAGCTTCCTTCGCGCGCGAGTATGAGAGTGAGTGGTCAGGAGATGCGGAAAACGCCTTCTTCTCTTCTGAGAAATTTGATAAGCATAGAAAGTTACTACAACCAGAAGATGCGTATAGTAATCGTTCTTCAAAAACTGCTTATTACTTACTAGGAATTGACGTTGGGCGGATAGGATGTACTACCGAGGTCATGGTATTTAAGATAAATCCGCAACCGCAGGGAGCCTCGTTAAAGAGTTTAGTTAATATCTTTACTTTTGACGCAGAACATTTTGAAACACAAGCTATCTATATTAAGCGGTTATTTGCTCGGTATAAATGTAGGATTGCGGCAGTTGATGCTAACGGTCTTGGAATTGGTCTTGTCGATTACTTGGTCAAAGATCAAATCGATGCGGACGGGACATTACTTGCTAATTTTGGAGTAGAGAATGATGATGATTATGATCGCATGTATCGTAAGTACACTACTGATGATACTATTCAAGATGCTTTGTTTATTATTAAAGCTAACGCACCGATTAACACTGCGGCTCATACTTATGTACAAACACAACTCTCTAGTGGGAAGATTAAGTTTTTGATTGATGAGAATCAAGCAAAGGTTAAATTAATGGCTACTAAGGTTGGACAAGCAATGACAACAGAGAAACGAGCAGAGTATCTCAAACCTTTCGTTCTTACTACTGTTCTGCGGGAACAAATGCTAAACTTAGTAGAGGAGAACGAAGGAGTTAATATCATCTTAAAACAATCTAGCCGAGGAATCAGAAAAGATAAGTTTTCTGCTTTTGAATATGGTCTTTACTATGTTCACTTAGAAGAGGACCGAAACCGCAAGAAGAAGAAAAGAAATATTAGTGAAATGATGTTCTTTACATCAAAGTAATGTGTCAAACTTCGTTAAATAGTTCTTTCTACTTTTAATGACTATTAGCTAAGAAATTAGAGGTGATAATAAAAATGAGATCTAGTCGAGGCGAAATTAAGATTGCAGAAATTTTAGAAAATAGTGGGCTCCATTTTGAAGAAGAATTTACATTCCCGGACCTCAAGACCAAAGCTGGACGCTTTTTACGATTTGATTTTGCGGTTTTCGACGATGAAGAAAACCTTGATTTTTTGATTGAATTTCAAGGAATCCAGCACTATCAAGCAAAAGGTAAGTTCGGCGGCAATAGAGGACTCTCCCGGCAAAAATATAACGATACGCAAAAACGAGTCTACTGTTATAATAACCATATCACTCTAATAGCGATACCTTACTGGAAAGAAGCAGAAATTAATTATGATTATATCATGAAGCGAGCAGGATATTAAGAAAAGGAGGTGTTCTTTATATTGAGTAAAGTAAATGACAGAGCACATGAAAAAGGTTTTGATATGAACCTTATTAGAGATAATGAAGAATATCTCCCTGGTCAGGACCGAGACCCACTCGACTTCAGTAAGATTAAAGTTGGAATGAGAAGTCTTGATAATTCAATCATAGATATTAATTATTATAAGAAGGTTAACCCAAGAGCAACAAAAGAAAGTATCTTGCGGGCTATGAGCCAAAATAATTATGAAGAATTAAGAGAAATATCTGATTTATTTTATAAGAGTAGTGGTATCTATGCTCGTTTATGCAGATACATGGCTCTTTT